TTAAGCTGATCTCTGGTTAACGCCGCCGTTAAGTATCCAGCTATCAACCTCGGCCAGTAAGTAAAGCTTTGGACGGCTTCTTACTGGTTTAGGGAACCCCATCCTATTGGTGTAAGTCCAGATGGTCATTCTGGATGAAACCTTTAGCTTATCCATAACTTCTTTCTCTGAAATCAAATCTGTATTGGCCATGTTATTTCTCCACGATAAACCTGCTGCAACAGGAATGTTATTTTCTGGGTTTTTTCATTTCATCTTTAGAAAGGAAAGTTACTGTTAGAATGTCCAAATTAGTGAAATCTTCATCTGAATAATTTTCGAACATCAACTTCAGCCTGTTACACTCTTCATCAAATTCTTTTATTAAAAAAGATCTAGTTGATTTAACAAGATTATAAAGATTACTGAAGCTAGGTTGATCCAAGGTTTCTGCTAGCATGCCTATGCAAATAACCCTTTCCACCTTAAATTCTTTTTCCCCATTGTTTAGTATAACGGCAGGAATACTATTTAGATGAGCAGTTTCATCATGGACAATATGTTTGTTTCTCAAGAGCTTAAAATACTTAAAGCTCTCAAGAGCTATCGGGTCTAGGTTGCTAAATAACTGCGCCTCATCTAACCTCGCCCTAGATAAAGGAATATCCTCCTTTTTTGTAACTTGGTGCGTGAAACACTTTGTGAAATGAATAATGGCAGATCTCCATAGTGATTCTTTAACAAAGTTTTCAATCTTTTGATTATTAAGTATGTAATTTAGGCTACTAATTGATATATCTAAATCCGTTAAGTGATAGTGTAAATCTACTAGTTTTTTTGAAAGCTCCTTGGGAATTGTAAACGCTTTATCAGCATCTTGAATTCCATCTATGTGGAGTCCTTCATCGGTGAAAGAGAATCCGAAAGATTGCATTTTAACCTCTTTGACTAGGAAATAATGATCAGCAACTTATATCATTAATTTCAGTCGATGCCAGCCATTTGTCAGCCAGCAGGCGGATTCACCCTGGCAGGGGCAAGCACTTACCGGCAGACGGTCGCCACACTTTCCGCACTGGCGCTTCGCCAGCGCTTCCAGCTGCTGCGCCAGCTCAGCCGCGTCCTTGCGGATAAGCATGGTGATATACTCGTTTAGCTCATACGGCTCGCGGCCGGGGCGCCGGGCGGCGCAGTTCTGCGCCAGCATTTCCACTTCCTGACTATCCAGCTTCAGCTCCAGCTTTTTACCGCCGGCAACGCGCTGGCGGGCACGCTGCGCGGCTTTACGTTCGGCGGGGGATTTTGGCATCAGCTTTTGCCTCCGGCGCGGCGAATCCTTGCTTTAGCGTTGCGCTCTACCTGAATAAGCTTCTGAATATTGGCCCTTCGATAGCGCTCTTCATCACGTAGAGCCTGCACATCATTTGCCAGATTGGTTTCTTTGCGTGCAATCTTCATCAGCAGGTCGAACGCATCAATGACGGCGCCGCATTTCTTGCATTTAACAGAGCGATCATGCTCGTTGACGGTGAAGCCTGGATGCAGGCAGAACTGACCATCTTTTTCGAGCGCAAAATTAATGCGCTCTTTTGGGTTCGTATCGTCCGCGATCGGAAAGGCGACGACGTTGTTCAACTCCTTTTCCGTATCTGTGTACATCACTCCACCTCCGGCGCTGCTGCCAGCATGGCCCTAAAAACCTGATAAGGCGCATCAGATGAGATTTTGCTGTATTCATGAACTGAACCGTCTTCACAGCTATCGAAACCGCAGTCTACGCACTCCTCAAACTGGTCTTGCCCTGCTGACACCATCTCCTTTGTCGGCTCGACCGGCACGAGTTTCCATCCGGCCGGTATTGCTGTCGCGGTAACGGGCTGAGCCAAGTAGAGGGGGGCTGGTCGATAAATTAGATTTTCTTTCACTAAATGCTTCGGCTTAAGCCATGAACCAAAAGTCGCATTGTCTTTGCGCTGCATTCCGTACCCGACAGGCTTTGCCTCCAGTGACACCAGGGCAATTTCGGTGGTGGCCAACTCTTTTTGCAACTCCTCCCTGACACTTTTAAGTGCGTGCTGCTTTACGGCAAATTTGAGGCCTGCCAACTTCTCTTTGTTGAAGGCGATCAGCTCATTACGCTGCTCTTCCGTATATGCCTGCATCATTCCCCCTCCACGCGCTTAAACTCGATCACCCACACCCACGGGTTAGCCTGCCAGCTTTCCTCTCCGTAGATAGAGCGCCACAGCTTGCTATAAGCGCTGATGGGGTAACGCTCCCACTCATGCCATGGCCAGCCAAAATCATCAGTACCGGGGTAGCCATCACGGTCAGGAATGCCGTACTTATAGGCTCGCCCGTCTTTGCTTATTTCTGCCAAACCTTCAGCGATAGCGTCATGCTCATTGATACTATTCAACCGCTCGACCCGCACGCCGGTAATCTCCAGCGTTATGCGGGAAGCCCAGCGCGGCAAGTGGATGGATGGGCGCCAGTTAAAACCGCGCACATCACGATCTGAGTTTGCCAGGCGGTCAGATGCAGCGTATCGAACGACCTGGGCATAGCCATCGCAAGGTTTAACTGGTTCATAACTGCCAGGCTCAAGCGTGGCGAACGTCTCACGCACCCACAGGCGATCGCCCGGCAAACCGAATGGACACCATTCACGGTAGTAGCTTTGGCTGTTAGCGTGCTGGTGGCCTGATTCAAGCGGGTAGCACTCTCCAGCGTGCGCAGCTGCTTCTATCATCTTCAGCTGGTGCGGCGTAAGTATCCGGCGCGTCTGCGTCTTGCTGCCGTTCAGTACGGCGCGCACCATGTCCGCATTGAAAATCATCCCGCGCTCACGCATCTACCCACCCCTCAACTTTCGCGCCACTCATTACATTCAGCCAGGCAGAAACTTTTGAATTGAGTTCGGCAATATTTTTCTCAGCCATAACTTTGAAATATTCGCGAGCCTCATCGGCTGTATCAAAAAGGCGATAACGCTCTTTGGGGTAATAGCTTGTATAACGAGTTCGACCAGCAATAATAAGCCAGCTTTTAGCCGTCTCCTTAACGACTTCCACGGCCTCAATAACAGCAATCGAATGATGCTCAGGCGATAAAGTAGCGCGTACCAGATATTTTACTGTCTTAGCCATCACTCACCATCCTTACCGTCATGGAGCTGGGCGCCTAACGCGTAACGGGCATCGATAGGGTCTTCGCCATCTTCCGTTTCGAGATAGTCACCATTAACGCTTTGAACCATTGCCTGACAGCAGGCATTACAGCAGCGATATGACATCAACTCACCATCGAACCTCCATTTCGCGCTGCGGTGGATTTCCCCCGGCTGAATTTCCCCATGACAAATGAAGCAGACGTATTTTTTGCGCCCAAGCACTATTTCATTGGAAAGTTCGGTATCACCTTGCTCTCCAAAATCACCTTGGAAGAGATCAAAATCCAAGGCATCCTGCAGTTCGTCTTTACTCATCATCATTCACCATCCTTACCGGCGCCGGCGCGAAGCATATCCATCTCAAGCTGCGAGATGAGGTTAATAACGTGAGATACGCCGGGCTGCTGGTGGTTGGTCATGGTCTGGACGTATTTCCGCGTCTGCACGACGGCTTCAGCCTGGAGCGCCTTAATCCACTCGTTAGCAGCTGGTGTCACCATTGCGGCATTCAGGTTGGCAACGAGGCTCATATGGTCGCCTGTGGCGTTCAGCGCGGCGATGGCATCCGGCATGATGCTGTTGATGCGTAGCACTTCACCTGCCATAACGCTGGCGCGCGCGTTCGCGACGTCGAGACGTGTAGCGAGCTCGCTTACCATCTTAGCCATATCCATCAGGCCGGTATCGGCTGAGAGGTTTTTGGCAAAGGAATGGCCAGCGGCAACAATTTCTTTATTTGATTTTGCGTTGAGCATGTTGGGCGCCTCAGTGGATGGTGATGTTGCGGTTTATTTCCTCAGCCATGCGCTGAGCTTTAATCGGGTTTTTAACCAGCTCACCATCCGGGGCGATCCATCCCTTTAAGATGCTGGAGTAGGGGAAGATGATGATCCCGACTCTGATGTCGTCGTTAGGCGTCTGCATTCTGGCGCTCCCGTTTTGCCTGGTCGAACTCGCTGCCCAGTATTTCAATAGCGCCTGCAGTTGCTTTCGGCGTTGCTGAGGTTTCAACGTAGATAGCATCACCATGGCGGAAGTAGGTAATGCCGGTAAAAAGTAAGGTGCCCCAGTCGAGGCCGATCAGCGGATAGAAAGCACCTTTATCAACGTCAATTTTTGGACGCTGCTCATTCCACAGCACTTGCAAAGCCTTATGCTCTTCCGCCATTCCAGCTGGTGCCTTATGTTTAGGCCAGCATGCAAACCCTGTGCGGCTCGTTGCTTTTGTCCAAAGCTCAGCAGAAACGTAGATGCCACCTGAGAATTTGACGCCATAAAAACCTTCACGGACGCCATCAGAATTGAACACAGGTTTTGCATCAAATAAGGCGGCAAACGAAGTTCCAGCGGCGCGCAGCTTAATCGCATCGCTCTGTAGTTTTTCCCAACCAGCCAGGGCTTCCGCGCTGGTGAATTTAAAAAAGCTCATGAAACTTTCTCCACACGATTTTTGATTGCATGAATCCCTTGCCAGTGACGGCAATAAAAAGCTGAGGGATTCGCTTAAAGGGCTGGTGGGTTACTGCAATAACCCACAGCCTGATTTCTCCACACCGAAACATCGAAGGGTATTGTGGCGCCGGGTGCCTCCCGGTGCTCTGGCCGAGCTGGCGAACTCCAGAGCGGTGACCTTTAAACTCTGAGCATCGCACGATAATCACGATGCCAGCTCTCCGCGTGCGCTAGCCGCATTCACCACAATGAGGAGGGCATTCACTCCACGTCTCTAAGCGTTCGAAAACACCCGCTTTGCAAATGCCCTTTTCATTGTGAAAAAAAGAGCGGTTAGATCAGATTGCGAACTGAAGAAACCGCCAAAAAACACAGCGTCATCCATCAAAAAACCGGCTTCGCTGCCGGGCTATCGACACAGCACTCCAACAACACGATTCCCATATCCCCATCGCAAACCAGCTCGGCATCCGGGAACAGGTACAGAAAAGTGATCAGGTCCCAAAACTTGGTGTTGCTCATGTTCTTGACCATTCTCATCTCAATATCCGTAAGTAACTGCTGATGAGGAAAACAATAATGCGGATATGCATATAACGCAAGTGTTAAAATGCGTTATTTGCAAACAATAAATGTTAAAGACGCAAAAAAGCCCGGCAGAACCGGGCTTATGTGACTTGTGAGGAGGGGTTAGCCGTGTCGTTTGAAGGATTGCGACTGGCTGATCATGACCTTGCCGAAAATATAAAAGCGGTGTTCATTCGATTCATCAATGAACCAGTCGCGATATCGGGTATTGTCAGAAATGACGACGATTTTATCGGGAACCATCTGCAAGCGCTTTATGTGTATTTTTCCATCGAAATCAAACACATAAATACCATCACCATCAAATTGATTTACTGAAACATCTACAAAAACAAGGTCTCCTGGCTCGATAGTGCCCGACATACTGTCACCGCGGACATTAACCATCTTGACCGTTGTCGCAGGCTTACCGCCGAAGAAGTTCTTGGCGTGCTCAGTGTTGTACTCAATAGAGCGAATGACATCGATAATGTCACTACCAACAAAGGCTCCTGGGCCAGCACTTACATTTACATCAAGCAAATCCACACGATACACATCCCCCCCTTGTATAACCTTAACCATATCCTTACTGTTATTATATACAGTATTTTTTGGATCGGAGGGAATAAATAATTCACCGAGGCTCACATTTAGCGCATTCGCTATTTTATTAAGCGATTGCTCGGTAAAGGATTTTTGCTTTCCTGTCTCAAGGCGTGAAATGTTCGCCTGGTCGACGCCTACAGCATCAGCCAGATCGTTCATTGTCAGCCCGCGCGCAAGCCGCAGTTCTCTGATTCGATTTCCTATGTTCATGTGCCTATTTAATGGCTAGTTTGCATGAAACGCAAATTAACTTGCGCAATCTGCTAGCATGAAATAATATGCGAATTACGCAACTAAGGGGGTAAAAAATGTCTTCACCGCTACGAAACTTGCGCAAGTCGCAAGGCAGAACACTAAGTGAAGTAGCCGGCGCCATCCATCTGGATGTAGGCAACCTAAGCCGGATTGAACGCGGTCTGCAGGTGGCATCACTGGATGTAGCAGAGCGCCTGGCTTTGTTCTTTAAAGGCGAAATCAGCGAGCTGGAAATTCTTTATCCCCAGCGCTACCTGACCAGCACCGAGACTTTAACAGCTACGCCATCCGTAGCGAAACCACAGTAGAGAGGGCTTAGCCGTGGGTAAACCTGACTGGCAAATAGAAAAGCAACCAGCCTGGCTTGTTGCTGCGATCCGAAAAACCATCACCAGCATGCCTGGTGGTTATGCGGAAGCAGCTGAGTGGCTGGGCATTACAGAGAACGCGCTCTTTAACCGACTGCGTCTTGAGGGTGACCAGATATTCCCCATGGGTTGGGCGATGGTTCTTCAACAGGCCAGCGGCACTAAATACATAGCTGACGCAGTGTCCCGTCAGTCGAACAGCGTTAACGTCCCAATGGTGGAGATCGAGGATGTTGATAACGCAGACATCAACGAGCGCCTGATGGAGTCAGTTGAGTGGATCGGTAAGCATTCAGCCTATCTGCGTAAAGCCACAGAGGACGGCGTGATTGATGCAGCTGAAAGGGAGCAGATTGAGGAGAACAGCTATCAGGTAATGGCTAAGTGGCAGGAGCATCTAACGTTGCTGTATCGCGTTTTTTGCCCGCCAGATAAGGCGAACGCCCCAGGTTGCAGCCCGGAGCGTTCAGTTGCGACCAAATCACTTGGTGTGGAGAAATAATCGCATGGTCAATTTAAACAGATTCCATCCTGTTCCGCAATTTAGGTGCCTGCCGTCGGCTGGTGGCCGTTTCAATCAGGAGCCGCTGCGGTATGTGCTTAATGTACCTGGATGCAGCGAAGAGGTGAACCACAGCTTTGTAGAGTGGGCTGTGGGTGAGTCACACCGTCAAATGGGGTTAATGGAATGCGCGAGCTCAACCGAATGTTCAAAGACAAACGCGGCGTCATTGTCCGTGTCGTTCGGTGGGAGCCTGAAACAAACCGCGTTATCTACCGGCGCGACAATTACGAACATGGTGAGTGCTTCAGCCCACTTGACCAGTTTCAGCGTTATTTCAGGGAAGTAAGGGCAGATCATGAGTTTACTTCTGAAAGTGAAGCCCCTAGTCATCAGCCCAGTGCTGGCATGCCGGATCGGCCTGAATGAAGCTATCGTGCTTCAGCAAATCTGTTACTGGCTGGAAGACACTAACTCTGGCGTAGAGCATGACGGTCGGCGATGGGTTTATAACACTATTGACGAATGGAATGAGCAATTCCCGTTTTGGTCTTCTGACACGGTTAAGCGCGCCCTGACTTCGCTTAAAAAGAGCGGTCTCATCTATGTTGAGCAATTGAAAAAGTCTCAGCACGACCGTACTAATTTTTACGCAATCAACCACAAAAACCCACTGCTCACCGATGAGGGCAATTTGCACTCATCGAAGGGTGCAAATTGCACTCGTCGAAAAGGGCAGGTTGCGCCAGTCGAAAAGGGCAATTTAATCTCATCCATGGGGGCAACCTGCCCTCGTCTTACAGAGAATACAACAGAGAATACTACAGAGATTACAACAGAGACTGTTCGTCAGGCTTCGCCTGCCCAGCAGCATCTGGATTACCAGTCCATTCTGGACGCTTATCACCAGATCATCCCAGAGATGCCGCGTGTGGCTGAATTCACAGGCAGCCGCCGTGAAAAGCTGCGCACTTTCTGGCGTAAGTTCGACTTCACCCAGGAGCGCTGGGTGGCGTATCTCCGCTACATCGCGAAGAACTGCCGGTGGATGTGCGAGAACCGGGCGGATAACACTTCAGGGCGCACATGGCGCAAAAAGAACTTCGACTACCTGATCACCGAGCGCTGCTACTTATCGGTCAAAGAAGAGCGTGCGAACGACCTCCCTAAAGCTGGTGGACAGCGTGACATCACTGTCGTGCCATCCGCTGATTACGCAATCCCGCATGGCTTCCGTGGCGAATAACAGGAGACGCAACTATGAATACTGAGCAAATGATTCTGGCACATATCCTGGCTAAGCCGGGGATGCTGACAAGCGAGCTGGCAATTGCCATCCAGATGAACCGCACTGAGGTCAGCAAGCTGGTGGGAAACCTTACAGCTGTTGGTGAGCTTTACCGCGATGATAAGTGCCGCTACTTCGTAACCGAGCCAGCGACGGAGGAAGATCACAGGTTCGCTGCGCTTTGTGACAAAGCCTATGACCTGGAGGATCGCCAGTTATGGCGCCGGGCATCTGCAATGTGGCTAAAAGCCATGGACGCAACTCGTAAAGAAGGGCTGAGGCAAAAAGCAGTTCTTCGCAGAGCGCGCTGCTTGAACATGGCTTCGGTTCGCTGCACGAACTATGGCGGCCTGAACAGCGGAGCGTTGAGTAGCGAAAGCGGCTGGAGTGAATCGTACCGATGATGACTTCACTGCAGCGCCATTACGAGCGCAACGTAATTTTTTACCAAAGCATTCGCACTGCGGCCCTGATGATAGCCGCGCTGATCGTTACCCTGTCCTGGGAGCTGGCATCCAAATGACTAACTTAGCAAGAATTTACGACAACAAAGCAAAGACTGAAACCAACATTACCACCCGAAAAACTTACCTGCTGGGCGTCGATGAGCTATACGTCGAAAGTGGTTACAACATACGTGAGATTGACCAGACCCACGTCGAAGAATTCCGCGATGCCTTTATCGCCGGTGAGCATGTGCCTCCGTTGGCTGTGCAGGTCACTGAACAGGGCATCAAGATCATCGACGGTCATCACCGTTACCATGGCGCGCTGCTGGCGAAAGAAGCTGGTTATGACATCCGCTTGGAGTGCAAAGATTTCGTAGGGTCCGAAGCCGATCGCATCGCCTTCATGGTCACGAGTAGCCAGGGGCGCGCGCTGGAACCGCTGGAGCGCGCAGCAGCCTATCAGCGCATGAGCAATCAAGGCATGGAACCGGCTGAGATAGCGAAGAAGGTGAAGCGCTCTATTGCTGACGTGGAGCATCACCTGCAGCTGCTTACTTCCGGAGATGAACTGATCGCCATGGTAAAAAACAAAGAGCTTGCTGCAACTACAGCCGTTGCCCTGGTGCGCGAGCATGGTGTGAAAGCCGGAAGTGTCGCAAAAACGCAGCTGGAGAAGGCGAAGGCGACTGGCAAGAAGAAGCTGACAAAATCCGATGCGATGCCTCAGTTCAGCGCTGCGCGCGCTCGTCGCCTGGTAGAACTGCTGTGTGATGCTCAGAAAGGCGAAGCCGAGGAGGGGAAAGGCGCTTTGCTTATCGACCTGAGCCGCATTGAAGAAGTTATGGCCATCATTTCCGAATACCGCTCAGGCATTCCCGCTGGCGCGTCGCCGTCTGCCGTAAACGCTGATAGCCAGTATGACGAAAACATGCCACTAACCCGCGCTGGCATTCTGGAGCAAAGCGGCGTTGAAGTCTGGGCCTGCGCCGCTGCGATGTTTGGCGACAAAGACATTTATCCATTCAATGAATCCCGTTTCGCGCATACCTGGGCGGCAGACTCATTTGAAAATCCAGCGGTCGTGGTAGTGCCGGCAGAGATTCTAGCCAAAGCACAGCGCCTGAAGCAGAAAAAGCTGGAGAACGCGGAGCTGAAAGCGTGGGTAGAAGCTCAGTATCCCGATCTGGAAGATGCGCAGGTAATGGAGAAGTTCAATCGCTTCAGTTCAGTAGCCATCGAGGCGCGGCTGAATACCGAAATGAGCATGGCAGAGTTTATCGGGCTGGTGGAGCGTGCTGATAAATCATCGTGGGAAAATATCCGTATGCTGCGCGCCGCCGTCACCGAACTGGCAGGGCAGATGACGATATCGGACATAGGGGGTAATGCATGAAAATGATTTTGCCATCTCCGATTAGCATAAACGGTCGCTCACCTTGCCTTTCTTAGATAAGAATAATCAGCACGTGTTAATGTATTTTTCATAAAATATAGTTTTGCTATGAAGGTCCGCTTGAAATTAAAGCGGACTGTAATTTGTATTTATTTTGCTTGCCAATAGTAAGCCAATTGTAGAAGTAAAAGGATAACTAACTTATATAAAGACTCCGGGGCGCTGTGTTGAGATGCATTCAGAGACTTTTTCAATGATTTCAAGGCAGTGTTTAATGAAATTATCATCAACCCTTACCAGACCCATAACACCAGATACATCACCTTCTTCAGTTGCGGGAGTCTCAGGTGTTTCTACAACAAAATCAATCGTGCTAATTTTCTCAAGAAGTTTAGCGTAACTTGCTCCATCACCATGTTTTAAGGCGTTTATTGCAAGGTAGCAATTGTGAAAATCTTCTTTTAAAGTGAGGTTGTTTGCTTCTTCAAGTATTAACTCAGTCTCTTTAAAGCCGTTTTTACAATTGAGCGCTAATTGTAGATGTGCTTCAAAGATTGAAAACATGCCTACTGCATGAATCATCCTTTGTAAGTTTAATGATTGAAGGTTTTTTACTGGGGTTGTTGCGCCAGTCTCTGATAATTCAATCACCGTTTTATCGTAAGCTTCATTTATTGTGCTTAAAGAAAAATAAGTGCATCTATATACCAATTCGGAAAATCGGTGCATATGTTAACTCCATTACTAATGGTGAATATAAAAATGCCCATATACTGATGGTTAGTATAAAGGATACTAAAATCAATATCTGTAGCTGGTTAAGTGTCATAATGGCTTATGCTGAAAACTGCATTTCCGTCCTGCAGGAATTACTCTGGCTCTATAATAAGCAAAGATATTTTAGCTGCGATTCTAAGGTATCGCTCAGCTTCATTTTTTGTGAGTTCAAAATCGTTTAAATGCAAAGCCTTATTTCTAAGCGCTTTCATTTTCCCTAATAAATCAGCTGTGGACTCGTCAATTCTTCCCTCTTTCACTAACCATTCAATAAATAACGCAGAGTTAATCCGAGGGACGGCTGCTCCTTGAACAAATCCGGCCTTACCAGCTGCTTCCTCAATTAGTGACCATGACTCGACAATCGCAGCTCTAGGGGAAATATCGGCGATTCTCTCCAGTTGAAACAATCTTTCGATGAAATCACTATCTTCTCCCGAAGAGTATTTAGAAACTTCATTAAGATGAGACTCAGTTGCCATGACTTCAGCATCAATTAAACCCAAATTAAATTCAGCTTCAGCACTTCCAATTTTTACTTTGGATATTCTTAAGATTAGCTCCTTCACGTCATTGCCATATTTGTTAACAAACCATACAAATGCTAGTGGCCAAGCCAAAGCAGAGACTAATTCTGTAATAGTAGACATCTATTTTTAAGCTCTAAGTTTTCATAATGCTTATATTACATTGTCTTAATATAAAAAAATATGGGCAAATTGTTTATGTATAGGTATCCTTTGCTAAGTCATTGATTGGTCAACGCAATGAATTTCTGCTTTTAACATAAGGGGACCATTAAAGCTATTAAAAGATGATTTTATACATCTAGGTCGTGAATTTTAGTTTTGAATTGTTATGATAGTTAGGTCGTTCAGCGTTTGCAGACGCTGCCGGAAAAGGTTGGTTCCGTTCATTTGCAGATGAGGGGGCGGGACCGGATTAAAAATGGTGTGGAGAGCAGACATGTCAAACCAGGTAACTGGCGGCTTAACGCCAGCCAGCCAAGCCGTAATCATTCCATCAAGCGCGCCTCTAAGCGTGCCATTAGTCACACATCGATATCCTCAGGCAAATTTCTCTGAGCGCCTGGCCCCCGGATTTACCTCGTGAGGGCGCTTCTAACACCGGAAGTGGCGCCGCGCACGGGGATAGTCTTGTTCAAGCCTGGCTCAGAACTGATGAGCCTGTTTCGTGGCCGCGTACTCATCAGCACGCCGACTGGCGATATGGCTGACCTGCCGTCAGGGAAAATCAACGATGGCAATCAGCCCTTACTGGATGAGCCGCTGCTGAATTCCTTCTTCCGTCATGAGCGTGTTATTGCCGCTGCTGGTGGCTTTCCCGATCTTACTGTCTGGGTAGGCATGATTAACGCATGCCAGTGCGATGACGGCGACGGCTTCCACTTCCACGAAATGACCACGCTTGAAACAGAAGATGGCGTGCTGTCGCTCTGCTACCACCATGACAACAAGCTGCGCAATAACGGCGTATCTGGTGAGATGGAAGAGGTTGCCGCGGCGAACGTCGCAGCGTGGATCATTCACAGCGCGTGTCTCGATATGGGCCTGCATGCTAACCATACGCTGACCTTGCCCGAACTGTGCTGGTGGGCATCCATCAAGGACGTAATCGACCTTGTCCCCGAAGCGCCGGCGCGCCGTGTTCTGAAGATGAAGGCAGAGCAGGTGGCTACCGGCACGCTGAAGGAATCACTGATTACGCCAGAGCGTCCGGGCCGGGAAGTTTTGCAGGAGGCCGGGGAAGTCGTGAAGAAGGTTATCAGCCTGGCGGCAGACCCGGAGTCGCCGGAATCATTTATGCTTCGTCCAAAGCGTAAGCGCTGGGAAAGCGAGAAGTATACGCGCTGGGTAAAGGCGCAAAAGTGTGCCTGCTGCGGTAAGCAGGCAGACGATCCGCACCACATCATCGGGCACGGTCAGGGAGGAATGGGGACGAAGGCGCATGACCTATTTGTGATACCGCTTTGCAGAGCGCATCACGATGAGCTGCACCGGGACATGAGGGAGTTTGAAAGCAAATATGGCAGCCAGATTGAGCTGCTTTTCAGGTTCCTCGATCACGCGATTGCAGTCGGCGTTATCGGGGCAGATAAAAAATAAAGGGTGTGGAGAAGGATTAGCATGAAAATTGAATCGGCGTTAAAGCATTTCAGCCCAAAGACTATGAACATCAGCGATACCTCACGCGCAACGGCATCTGAAGCGCTGACGGGTACTGACGTGATGGGCGCCTTTGGCATGTGCCAGTCAAAATCTCCGTTAGGGGTGGCGGCCGTCCTGGCTAAAGCAGGGCTGGGCGAAGAGGATAAAACGCGCGCAGTTAATTATTTACTGGCTTATGCGCGCACCTCGGTTCCCCGTCTGCTAATCAAAGGTGCAGGCGCCAAGTTGCTGCCTTGCCTGACCGTTATGTGCAAACTCGCTTTTGAAGAATACACACGCTCGGCTGCGTCTAAACATGACTGTCCTGATTGCGAGGGGCGAGGCATTACCAACAGCATCGCCAATGTGATGGTTCATCCTGGCTGTGGCGAAAAGACCCCGCCTAAATATCGCCTCGATACAACAGAGCATCGGTGCGTGACATGTCACGGGAAAGGATTCATCAGCGCTCGCTGCCGTTGTAACGGAACTGGACGCGTTCGCGACCTTGAACAGTCAAAGCTCAGAGGTTGCCCGGTTGAAAAAGAATGCGATCGCTGCAGCGGTAAAGGGTACAGGCGTAAACCATCCAGTAAGGCCTATAAAGTTGTGAGTATGATTGTCCCGGATTTGCATGTCAGGACGTGGGAGCGCAACTGGAAACCTTTCTTCGACGCGCTGGTTTCAAAGCTGGAAATGGAAGAGAGCCACGCGGACGCAGCCTTTAAATCGGTGACACGCCAGTAAACCGTGAAATAATTATCCATATGGCTGAATAAAAGAGTTGATTTTGTCGTAAAATGGATTAATATCGATCCCATAGTGGGCTTTCTGTACACGACGCTCACTACCATCATCAGTAAGCCCCGCCGCCCGGTGGGGTTTTTTATTTCCACACAATACCAAAGGCGCTGAGCGCAGGCGGCTTATCCGCACTGTCCGGGACTGCAAACCTGTAGTGCCTTTCATATTGTGATAAATACCAAAATTTACCCTGTTGCCGACGGGCAAGGCTGTTACCGCGTTTTGCGTCAGGGTATTCAAATCTTAGGGCTCGCTTCGGCGAGCCTTTTTCGTTTTTGCGCCCGGCCAATCAACTCAAGCTGAACCTTAACCGATGTGGCTGAGGCGCATTTCTCTTTGACTACGAACGGCACCGACCTATTGGGAGGTGAGGATGAAACGCATGCCAGAAAAAGACCCAGGCTTCTGGGCAAGCCTTCTTGCCTGGCTGTACGCCCACAAAAACGAATCCGGCTATGCAGGCCTGGCGGGAGTGATGGCTATTCTGCGCGCGTCGTGGATTGGCAAAGACACATGGCCCCGTCGTCTGCTCGATGCCGCGATGTGCAGCGTCTTTGCTTTCTTCCTTCAGCCGACGCTGCAGGTAATCGGATCGGTCTTTAACTGGAACTTCAGCGACGACACCACGCGTGTGGTTGCGGTGTTTCTAGGTTTTCTCGGCGTGGACTGGCTTTCATCAAAGCTGCGCAGGCTGATAGACAAGCGCTTAGGGGATACCAATGCTGACACCCAGTGATTTCCAGCGTGCTACTGGCGTATCTAATGCTGTTCGTGATGCATGGTTCCCGCATTTAGCGGCGAGCATGGCGGCGTTCGGCATCACAACGCCAATGAGGCAGGCTCATTTCCTCGCGCAGACTGGCCATGAGTCCGCAGGCTTCACAAAAGTAGAAGAGGGGCTGAACTACAGCGAGACAGCGCTGCTGGCAACTTTCAAGCGGCGGATAACCCCCCAGCAGGCTAAAGCCTATAGCCGTAATGAGGCGCACCCGGCAAACCAAAAGATGATCGCCAACATCGTTTACGCCAACCGTAACGGCAATGGCGATGTGAGTTCTGGTGACGGCTACCGCTATCGAGGGCGTGGATTAATCCAGATTACCGGTAAAGCCAATTACGCGGCGCTGGTGAAGCAGTTAGGCGTAGATATCGTTGCGTACCCTGACCGGCTGGCAGGGAATATGCTCGCGGCAATGTCGGCTGGCGCCTGGTGGAAGAATAACGGTCTGAATGAACTGGCTGACTCTGATGATGTTACCCGCATCACCAGAATCATCAACGGTGGCATTAACGGTCTGGACGACAGGAAATCCCGCTTAACTAAAGCTAAGGGGATTCTATGCTCAACGTAATCAGCTTCATCCGAAATTATTCTCATCTCATCATCATCGGCCTTATCTGCGTTTGTCTGTGGGGTCTCAATGCCCGCAATTCGCAGCTGAGCGCCACTAATGACCGGTTGGAAAAGCTTTCGAACAGCAAAGACGAACAGATTAACGATCTGCGCTCGAAGAATGACGATCTGGCCGGTAGCGTGAACGACCTGGTGAAAGCGGTAAATCAGCAAAACTCCGTGATGAGCCAAGTAGCTGAACAGCGCGCCGTGACAGCGCAGCAGAACCGGAAGCTTCAGAATGAAATTAAGCGTTACCTCGCGGCAGACAAATGCGCTGTTGCTCCTGTCCCTGCTGATGCTGTTGACCGGCTGCGGGATGCAGCAAAAACCGCTGGTGGAGTACCGGACAATCAAAGCGCCACGGTTAAGCCTTCCGACAGAACTCATAAGCCTGATTAAAGCGCCAGTGCCTGCCGAGCGCATGTCTTTCGGTGATAGTGTAATCCTCAACGCAGAGCTTTACAGCATCGTGGGGCAATGCAACCTTGACAGAGCGGCCATCAGAGCTATCGATAGTAGTAGGTAAAAAAAATAGCTACTAATTTCTTGTCTTAAGACATAGGAATTTTGATAAAGTCATAGAGAAATTTTGTAAATGATTGTAGCTTAGTGCTCACTGGAAAAATTTTTGGCGTGATGCTTATGGAACAGTGTGGCAACTATCTAATTGAACCTGTTGGGGTGATTGGCAGAGGAGGGTTTGGTTGCGTCGAAAAGATCAACCTTTACAACATGTATCAGGGGTTTTGCGGTTCTTTTGCAAGAAAAATTTTCTCCCCAGTCGATGAATCTTGTAGAGAAGAGTTTCTAAGAAGGTTTAAAAGAGAAGTAAATTATCAAGCTTTATGCTCTAACTCTTATATAGTCCCTGTTGTTTTACACAGTTTACAGGGAGATAGGCCCTATTTTGTTATGAGCCTTGCAGATAGCGATCTAACTCATGATTTGAGGGCAGGCTGGATGAGCCCTCTTCAGAAGTTGGAAGCAGTACGCATGGTTCTGACAGGGATACATTATCTTCATTGCTTAAAATATTACCATAGGGACATAAAGCCGTCGAACGTGCTCAGGTTTAGTGATGGCACTTACAAAGTATCTGATTTTGGTTTAGTGAAAAACGCTGACGCTGGTGCAGAATCAGAATTACTTACCAAAGTGGCTAGAGGTATGGGTACAGAGAAGTACGCTGCGCCCGAAGTATATGCAGGTGTCTATTCAGAAAGGACCGACATCTATGCTCTAGGCGTTTTGATTGAGGATATGAATATGTCGGACATTCCGGGTGTGCAGGAGCTTATAAATAAAAGCACCATGAGACGTCCAGCAGACAGGTATCAGATTGTTGAGCAGATGATCATGCATATTAACAAGATAATCGAAGGGGTGAGCAAATGATCAAGCTTATCTCTGCTGGAGCTTTTTCTAAGCCCAAAGACAAAAGCAGGGCAAACCAAGACTCAATTTTACCACCCTTAGCAATTGAAAATGGTATATTATTCGCTATTGCTGATGGTGTTGGGTCCTATGAAGGCTCTGGTCTTGCATCATCATTAGCCATTAAGAAATTGAAAGAGTTGATCGAAAGTAATTTTTTAATTGAAACTCATGCTGTCTTCAAAAGTATTAAAGAAACGATCAACGACATATCACTAAACCAATTGAGCCTTGAGCAGTCTGCTACTACGTTAACTTATTGCCATGTATTTGACGAAAAAATTATGGTTGGACATGTCGGAGATTGTCGGCTTTATATAAAAAGCGGCAGTAAATATTTACAAATTACCAAGGATCATACTCAGCATCAAAAATTGTTAGATGAAAAGCTCTTTACCAAAGCAGAGCTTAAAAAGATGTCTGGTAAAAACACTCTTACTTCGGCTATTTCAAAGGGAGTTCCCCTTGATGTACAAGAAGTTAGTCTATCGTTGGTTGATTATGCAGATGAAAATGGCTTGGTTAATTTAGTTGTGATGTCAGATGGAGCTCACCACTATTGGCATCAACGACCAACATTCTCTGAAAAAACAATGATAAACCCTCTATCTTTCTGCAGTAGTTTGTTAAAGAGGATTGAAAGAGGCGGTCCTGTAGATGACTATTCATTGATAGCAATACAAATTAAAATCTAGTACTTAACCGCCTCCGGGCGGTTTTTTATTGGAGTAAATATGTCATATCAAACCGAACAGCAGCGCCAGCGCGAGGAAGAGGATCGCCGCCGCCGTCACCAAAGCAATACCGGTTCAAGCAGTGATCTGATGAACACGCTTAACCCCATTAGCCCGATTTACGTTGGTAACGACTACAGCAGCTCAAGCAGCTCTGATTCATGCAGTGGCGGCTACGACTCTGGCAGTTCGTCAGATAGCGGTGGTAGCTGCGGCTCAGACTGATTGTTATTACAAAGCTCATCTGCTGGTGGGCTTGATAATGGTTAATTTTTCTTCACTAAGAATTATCTTAGCGGTAATCTATAGCCTCCATTAATGAACAGGAGGTTGTGATGCTAGAGAACTATTTTTTCAGCAAAAGTGGCTTTGAAACTGATGAAAGTCAAAAGCGTGAAAGGGCGGTGTCAGCAGCATTAGAAATCGCCAGAGCATCAGCCGCAGCCACGACGCAAAGGGCAAGAGGCGATAAAGTTGAAGATGATCTGAAGTTTGCTGCGCAAGGAATAGCAGCATTAGCCGATGCAATACAAAATGCGCTAGAACCTAAAAAAGTTTGAAATTAACCGCCTCCGGGCGGTTTTTTATTGGAGTTGGTATGCCATCAGCAATTCCTCGCGCATGCCGAAAGCTTGGCTGCGGTAAGACAACAACAGACCGTTCTGGCTACTGTGATGATCATCGCAATGAAGGATGGCAGCAGCACCAACGCGGGCAGAGCCGGCACCAGCGCGGCTACGGTAGTAAGTGGGATGTTATTCGCATGCGCATCCTGAAGCGTGATCGTCACATCTGCCAGGAATGCCTGCGCAACGGGAAGCCGGTCCCTGCCTCTACGGTTGACCACGTCACACCAAAAGCACACAGCGGCACCGATGTAGACAGTAACCTTCAGGCGCTGTGCTGGCCGTGCCATAAGCGCAAGACAGCAACGGAGAGAAACCGATGAGCCATTCACACTGTACTTATTGCGGATCGCAAAAGCATACCTTGGCGAACTGCCCAAATACTTGGGGTGGTTCAGCTCGACGAGCTAACTTGCGATGCGGTAATTGCGGGAAGCCTGGACACAACTCAAGTGCGTGTCCTCATAACGCGAGCAGTGGGCGGCGCCGCATGCTGAACGATGACTTTCACCTCGATTGATACCAACTTGAAACAATATCGTGTGCAAGCACAGCATCAATGGTAACGATTCTCAAATACATCAGAAGTTGAGACTAATTATCATTTGCAGGGGCGGGTTGAGAGTTCAGAGCTTTGGGCCTAAAGGACCGCCGCCTAACCTTTTTTCACACCGCCGCAGGTTAGAAAACTTTTTTTTGGGGTCCCCCAACCAGTAATTAATAGGAGTTTTCGATTATGCCAGGACCGCCGAAAACCCCGACTCATCTGGCTTTGGTGAAGGGGAACCCATCCAAACGGGCAGTAAATAAAAAAGAGCCAAAACCTCCTTCTGGGGTACCCCCAATTCCTAAGCATTTCGACAAGATGGGGAAGTACTGGTTTAAGCGAATCGGCGAAGAGCTTGATGCGGTCGGAGTAATGACAACTCTCGATGGCAAAGCGCTTGAGCTGTTGATCGAGGCTTACACCGAGTACCGCCAACACTGCGATACGCTAGAGCGGGAAGGCTATACCTATGCCGTTTACAGCGAGGAGGAGCCGGACGAAGGGAAAGAGCGGGAAATCAGGATGATTAAACCGCACCCGGCAGCAGTGATGAAGGCTGACGCATGGAAACGCATCAGAGCAATGCTCGCTGAATTCGGCATGACCCCGGCCAGCCGATCTAAGGTTGGTGCTAAAGGCCCGGCTGAGGCCGATCCTCTGGAAGAATTTCTTAAAAAGCGCAAATGATGAATGGCAACCGTTCAAGCTGGTATCCAGTACGCCGAGCGCGTGCTGTCTGGCGAGATTGTTGCTGGCGAACTGGTGCGCCTGGCGTGTCAGCGATTCCTCAATGATTTAGAGCATGGGCCGGAACGCGGTATCTACTTCAGTGAGGACCGCGCTCAGCACATTCTCGACTTTTATAATTTTGTTCCGCACGTCAAAGGTGCGCTGGCTGGTAAGCCGATAGAGCTGATGCCTTGGCACATCTTCATCCTGATAAATCTGTTTGGCTTCATTATCCCTCTGATTGATGAAGCAACGGGTGAGCCGGTGCTGGATGATGACGGTGATCCGGTTATGGTTCGCCGGTTTCGCACCGCTTATAACGAAGTGGCGCGTAAGAACGCTAAATCGACCGTCTCGTCTGGTATCGGTCTCTACATGACTGGTGCGGACGGTGAGGGCGGTGCAGAAGTTTACTCAGCCGCAACGACCCGCGATCAGGCGCGCATCGTCTTTGATGATGCCAAGAACATGATTAAGAAAGCGCCCCGCACGCTGGGGCGGCTTTTTGGTCACGTCAAACTGAACATTCACCAGGAGAGAACGGCATCGAAGTTTGAGCCGCTTTCCAGTGATGCCAATAACCTCGACGGCCTGAACATTCACTGCGGCATAGTCGATGAGCTGCATGCTCACCGCACCCGTGATGTGTGGGACGTCCTAGAAACAGCAACGGGCGCGCGTCTTCAATCGCTGCTTTTCGCCATCACCACGGCGGGCACGAATAAAGAAGGTATCTGCTTCGAGCAACGTGATTACGCCATTAAGGTTTTGCGCGGCGTGGTGGACGATGACACATATTTTGCTGTCATTTACACCCTGGACGAAGACGACGATCCCTTTGACGAAGCGAACTGGCCGAAAGCAAATCCCGGCCTCGGTGTCTGTAAGCGCTGGGATGACATGCGCCGCCTGGCGAAAAAGGCGAAAGAGCAGGTAGCCGCGCGTCCGAACTTCTTCACAAAGCACCTTAATATCTGGGTAACAGCTGAAAGCGCCTGGATGGACATGGATCGCTGGGCGAAGATGACGCCCACCGCCGAAGAGGCACAGCGCAAGGGCTGGCCACTTTGGGTTGGCGTGGACCTCGCGAACAAAATTGATATCTGTGCGGCTGTTAAAACATGGCGTGACCCGACAGGAGAAACGCACATGCAGCCTCGCTTCTGGCTCCCAGAAGGACGTATTGAGACGGCACCTAACCATATTGCTGAGCTGTACCGCAAATGGGCAGACGCCGGTTACCTTGAGCTTACTGATGGGGATGTTATCGACCATGGAGTGATCAAGGCGGAAATAGTTGAATGGGTTAAAGGGGAGAACATCAAGGAGATCGCTTTCGACCCATGGAGCGCATTGCAATTTAGCCTGGCGTTAGCCGAAGAGGGCCTGCCACTGGTGGAGGTACCGCAGACGGTTAAAAACCTGTCTGAGTCCATGAAGTCAGTTCAGGCAGAGATATACGGCAATAAATTCCATCACGACGGGAATCCCGTCATGACCTGGATGATGTCGAATATCACCGTCAAGCCTGACAAAAACGACAATATCTTTCCTAACAAATCCACGCCGGAAAACAAAATTGACGGACCGGTTGCATTGTTCACTGCCAAGAGCCGACTTCTGGTAAATGGCGGCGGCGATGCACAGGACCTGAGCGGCTTCTTTGAAAATCCGATAATGATAGGTTTCTGATGAAAAAGAATAAGCAGCCTGGCAAGGTCAAAAGCGCCTTGCTTAACTGGCTCGGTGTCCCTATCAGCCTGACGACCGGGACATTCTGGGAGGAATGGTTAGGCATGAGCAGCAGCGGAAAGGTGGTATCGGCTGATAAAGCGATCCACCTTTCTGCCGTCTGGGCCTGCGTCAGACTTCTGAGCGAGTCGGTTTCAACCCTGCCGCTTAAAATTTACGCGCGGCAGGCGGACGGGTCACGTAAGCCAGCAACGGATCATCCCGTCTATCAGGTGTTATGCCGGCGACCAAATCTGGAAATGACGCCTTCGAGATTCATGCTGATGCTGGTGGCGAGCATCTGCCTGCGTGGCAATGCCTTCATCGAAAAAAAGATGATAGGCAGCAAGCTCGTTTCGCTCGTTCCGCTGCTACCACAGAATATGGTAGTGAAGCGCCTAGAAAATGGCCGGCTCGAATACACCTATACCGAAAACGGACAGAAGCGAGTTATTCCTGAAAAGAACCTGATGCATATTCGCGGGTTTGGTCTTGATGGCGTCTGCGGAATGATGCCAATGAGGGAAGGCCGCGACGTTATCGGGGCGGCCATGGCCGTCGAAGAATCAGCAGCAAAAATATTTGAAAACGGTCTGCAAAGTTCCGGCTTTTTGTCCGCTGAACAGGCGCTGGACGCAGAGCAGCGCGAACGGCTGCGCGGCTACATGCAGGCGTTTACCGGTTCCAAAAATGCCGGAAAGATTATGGTCCTGGAAGGCGGACTGAAGTATCAGAACGTTACGATGAACCCTGAAGCGGCGCAGATGCTGGAATCGCGTGCGTTCAGCATTGAAGAAATTTGCCGCTGGTTCCGCGTGCCTGCTTTCATGGTAGGACATGCGGATAAGCAAAGCAGTTGGGCTTCCAGCGTTGAAGGAATGAACCTGCAGTTCCTGACTAACACGCTGCGCCCGCTGCTGGTGAATATTGAGCAAGAGATTTCCCGCTGCCTTCTGGACGGTGACGATGACTTGTTTGCTGAATTCTCTGTTGAAGGACTGTTGCGCGCAGACAGCGCCGGGCGATCTGCGTATTACACGACCGCGCTGCAAAATGGATGGATGTCTCGTAATGACGTCCGGCGTCTGGAGAATATGCCGCCGATTGAAGGTGGTGATCTCTACACCGTGCAGCTCAACCTGACGCCGCTGGAGGACCTGAAGCAAAACAGCAAGGCAGCGCAGGCGGCAAACCTTCTCAAAGTCCATAACTTCGTTTTTCCTGATATTCCGTTCGAACAATCCCCGCTGAAACAGGCGGCCTAGGAGCTATTCCCATGACACTGAAAAGCCTTCCGGCAGCGCCGGCGGGGCGGCCTTCTGCGCTCTCAAAACGGGACCTGCCGTCTGCCGCTATGGAACGCTGGAACGGCGGCATCAAAGCTGCCAAGTCCGATGACAACAGCATTTCTATTTTTGACGTAATCGGCGCGGATTACTGGGGAGAAGGCGTAACGGCCAGCCGCATCGCTGGTGCGCTGCGTTCGCTCAACGGGGCTGACGTGACGGTCAATGTCAACTCGCCGGGTGGCGATATGTTCGAAGGCCTGGCGATTTATAACCTGCTGCGCGAATACGAAGGAAAAGTAACGGTGAAGGTGCTGGGTCTTGCGGCTTCAGCGGCTTCCATCATTGCGATGGCCGGGGACGATATTCAGATCGGGCGCGGCGCGTTCCTGATGATCCACAACTGCTGGGTGTATGCGATGGGTAATCGCCATGACCTGGCGCAAATCGCGTCGGACATGGAGCCTTTCGACAAGGCTATGGGCGATATCTACTCGGTGCGAACCGGCCTCAGCAAAGAGGAGGTCGCCGCGATGATGGACGGAGAAACCTATATCGGCGGCAGTGATGCAGTTGATAAAGGTTTTGCCGATCGCCTGCTTTCCGCTGACGAAATTTCTGACGACGACGACAGCCCTGAGGCGGCGCTGCGCAAGCTCGATGCGCTGCTGGCTAAGACTGATACCCCGCGTTCTGAGCGGCGCAAACTGTTAAAAGCTTTATCCGGCAGCAAGCCAGGCGCTGCTGCCACTCCAGATGGTATGCCGGGCGCTACCGAAGAAATTAACCCTGACAATCTCAAACAACTTGAAGACGCCCTGGCGGCGTTCGGCTAATAAGGAAAGACCATGTCTGAAGTTAACGATTTACTGAAAAAAGTTTCGGCAAAGCTGGAAGAAGTTTCCGGCACTTTCAGCCAAAAGGCTGAAGATGCGCTGAAAGAGGCAAAAAGCTCTGGTCAGCTTTCTGCTCAGACCAAAGAGGCGGTAGACAAAATTGCTACTGAGTTCAATGCACTCACCGAAGCGAATAAGGCTCTGAAAGCTTCTCTGGGCGAGCTGGAACAGCACGTTGCTAATATGCCGCTCAACAACGCTAAAAAAGTTGTCGAAACGGTTGGTCAGGTAGTGATCAGCAATGAAGCTCTTAAAACCTTCGCTGCCAGTGTTGAAGGCGGCAAACGCGTCAGTGTTCCGGTCAACGCCGCACTACTTTCCGCCGATGTTGCTGATGGCGTGGTTGAACCACAGCGTCTGCCGGGCATCGACACAGCGCCTAAACAGCGGCTTTTTATTCGCGACCTGATCGCGCCAGGCCGTACCGCATCGCCGGCCATCTTCTGGGTGCAGCAGACCGGTTTCACCAATGCCGCGGCTGTAGTGCCTGAAGGCACGGCGAAGCCGTACAGCAATATTGAATTTGCTACCAAAATAACGCCGGTGACCACCATTGCGCACATGTTCAAAGCATCGAAGCAGATTCTGGATGACTTCGCGCAGTTGCAGTCAACGGTTGATGCCGAAATGCGCTATGGCCTGAAAAACGTCGAAGAGCAGGAAATCCTGTTTGGTGACGGCACCGGCGCGCATCTGCACGGCATCGTGCCGCAGGCAACCGCATACGCCGCCGCGTTCAGCGTTGAACAGCAGAACGGTATTGATGATCTGCGCCTGGCAATGCTGCAGGCGCAGCTGGCGCGCTTCCCGGCGTCCGGCCATGTTCTGCACTTCATCGACTGGGCGAAAATCGAGCTGACTAAAGACACGTTGGGCCGCTATATACTTGCGAACCCGTCAGCGCTGACCGGTCCGACGCTGTGGGGCCTGCCAGTTGTGGCCACCGAAGCAGCAGCGTTCCAGGGCAAGTTCCTGACGGGTGCTTTCAACGCAGCCGCGCAGTTGTTCGACCGTGAAGATGCCAACGTAGTGATCTCCACCGAGAACGCCGACGACTTCGAGAAAAACATGATTTCGATTCGTTGCGAAGAGCGTCTGGCTCTGGCCGTTAAGCGCCCCGAAGCGTTTATTTACGGCACCTTCACCGCACCGGCTCCTGCTGGCGCGTAATTCCTGACAGCGGCCTGCGGGCCGCTTTTCTTTTGAGGAAACGCCATGAAACTGCGATCAATCAAACCCATCTATCACAAGGGCGAAGTGCTGACCGAAGGCACAGAATTTGAAACGCTGGAACAGCACGGGCGCGAGTTGGTTGAAAGGGGTTACGCCGAAGACCCGTCTGTGAAAAAACCTGAAAGCGGCGCTGACAAAGAGCCAAAGGCCAAAGCAAAGGCAAAGTAAGGGGTTTTTATGCTGACCGTCGATCAGGTTAAGCATCACTGCAATATTGAGCAGGATTTTACAGAGGATGACGACTGGATCGAGGCACGCATCAAAGCGGCGGCGCGGTATGTGGAAAATTATACACGCCGTACGCTCTTTGAATCCGCCAACGACCCGCTTTATCTGGCAAATCCTGATCGCCTGCTGTATGGCGAAGATATAGAAACCGCCATGCTGATGCTTATAGCGCACTGGTACAACAACCGAGAAGCGGTGGCGACTGGCATCAGTGCGACCACGCTAGATTTTGCCGTTGAAGCTTTCCTTCAGCCCTACAGGATTTATGGCGTATGAGAGCAGGACCCATGCGTTACCGCGTGACGCTTCAAAAGCCCGCTTCCGGGCGCTTGCCGTCTGGTCAGCCGGCAACCGGCTGGACAGATGTGAAAAGCATACGCGCCGCCATATCTGATGTCTCAGGCCGCGAGTTGCTTAATTCTGGAGCTGAGTTAGCTGGCACCACGTCCCGTATCTGGTTGCGTCGCATTGCTGGCGTCACGATCACATCCGGGTGGCGACTTGTGCATAACCCACCAACGGGTGAAGGTGAGATTTACGACATTAAATCAGTAACGCGTGCCGAGAACGGCACCCGGCTTGAGCTGATGTGCGAAAAGGGGGTTAAGCAATGATTTCGACGAATCTGGATTTCTCCGGGCTAAACGATATTGCAAAAGACCTTGAGGCACTCAGCAAGGCGGAAAGCAACAAGGTTTTGCGAGACGCAACGCGTGCCGGGGCTGAGGTGCTGAAAGAGGAAGTTGTTGCCAAAGCGCCAGTAAAAACCGGAAAGCTGAAGCGAAACGTAGTTGTCATGACTCAGAAGGCACGCCGTCGCGGTGATATTTCTTCTGGCGTCCATATTCGTGGCGTTAATCCCGGAACAGGTAACAGCGATTCGTCGATGAAGGCTGGAAACCCGAAGAATGCTTTCTACTGGCGCTTTGTTGAAATGGGTACGTCAAAAATGCCCGCGCATCCCTTTGTCCGACCTGCGTTTGATGTCCGTCAGGAAGAGGCGACTCAGGCGGCGCTGGCGAGAATGAACCAAGCAATTGATGAGGTATTGTCAAAATGACAGAGGCCGACATCTATCCGCTGATTAGCAATATTGCAGGCGGAAACGTTTTTCCGTATGTCGCGCCATCTGGAACAGCGGCGCCCTGGATTGTTTTTCTGCTTCCCTCTGGCACAGACAGCGATGTCTTTTGTGGACAGGCTGAAACGGCTAGCACGCTGCAGATCGATGCATGGGCACAATCTATTGATGAGGCGCGCAGTCTGCGTGAAGAAATACGCGCAGCGCTTGCGTCGCTCAACCCCGTCTCCCTTAACGAAATGAATGATTACGAGCCTGATACCTCTCTTTACCGGGCAACGCTCGAAGTTCAACTCTGGGATTAACCCATGAATGCCGCCTCCGGGCGGTTTTTTATTATTTGGAGATCACCATGTCCTCAAAGTACGAGAAAACGCAGGGAACGAAAATTAATGTCTCTGCTGATGCAGCGACCGAAGCGAACCCGACCGGTGCAACCTGGCAAAGCATCAACTGCTCAACTAAAGAGCTGAGCTATACGGGCGGGCAAAAATCTGACATCGAAACGACTACGTTGTGCTCTACCGAGCAGGAGATGACGAACGGCCTGGCGGCTCCGGGTGAGGTCACTGTTTCCGGGAACTGGTCAGCAGATGAAGAGGGGCAAAATACCCTTCGAACCGCTTATGACACGGACGCGTTACACGCATTCCAGGTAATTTTCCCGTCTGGTAACGGCTATGCCTTCCTGGCTGAAGTGCGCCAGAACAGCTGGAGCATCTCAACTGCTGGAGTGGTAACGGCATCCTTTACTCTTCGCGTTAAAGGCAAGCCGGTTCCGATCGTACCGGCACCAGCTGCAGCCTAATAACAGCGGCGAAAGCCGCTTTTCCTGAATATAAATCGAGAAAATGAAATGGCAAAAACGGCATTACAGAATTCCTTACGCGCGCTGGCGCTGGCCCCGATGGCAGGGTTTCGAAGCAAAATTATCTCAGTCCCTGAATGGGAAAATGCCAAAGTAAAACTGCGAGAGCCGTCTGGGCAGGCCTGGCTCGAATGGCAGCAGATTATTAATCCAAATCCTGAAGGCGAGCCGGAAAAGCTGACCGCTGCGGAGCGCGCGCTGCGAAACAAAAACGCAGACGTAGTGCTGTTTATCGATGTGCTGCTGAACGAGGATGACTCACCCGTTTTTAAAGCCGAGGATAAGCCGCTTATTGAAAACATTTACGGACCGGTACATGCCCGTCTGCTCAAGCAGGCGCTCGATCTGAGCACGTCACAGGCTGACGCAGAAGCAAAGTAAGACAGCCCGGCACATTCTTCCTGATGACTCTGGCCCTTCGTCTTGGGCGGACTTTGCATGAGCTTAAATCGTCACTCACGGCCAGCGAGCTGCGCATGTGGATCGAGTATGACCGCCTTAATCCTGTCAGCGATCGACGCGGGGACATACAGGCAGCTCAGATTGCTACAGCCATCCTGAATTCGCAGGGCGCAAAAGTGAAAATGGAAGATGTGCTGCTTCAGTGGCAGGAACCTGATCCGGTTGAGGAATCCAGCGGGCTGGAAGATTTCTTTGCTGCGCTAGCCGGATAGCGCAGCCCTTACAGGGTGACTTATGGCTACGCTGCGTGAACTTATCATTAAAATTTCGGCGAACTCCACTTCATTCCAGTCCGAAATTGCGCGAGCGTCGCGCATGGGGTCTGATTATTACAAAACCATGGAGCAAGGCGGGCGAAAAGCCTCAGCTGCCACGCGAGAAACTCAGCGAGCCCTGGCTGATCTCAATTCTCAGCTGTCGTCAGTTCGTGAGCGTGCAGCAGGTATGGCTGGGGCATTTGCCGGCGCTTTTGCGACCAGCCAGCTGGTCCACTATGCCGATACATGGAACCAGCTAAGCGGTCGCCTGCGACTTGCCTCTACCTCCGCAGAGGATTTCACCCGATCGCAGCAGACGCTGATGTCTATCAGCCAGCGCACCGGAACGTCATTTGAGGCGAACGCGAATCTGTACAGCCGCATTGCCTCATCTCTGCGGGACGCCGGCTATGCATCGGCTGACGTCGCCAAAGTTACAGAGACCGTGGCCACCTCGCTTAAGCTGTCAGGTGCGAGCACCGAGGAGGCCAGTTCCGTTATTACCCAGTTGAGCCAGGCGCTGGGTTCAGGCGTGCTGCGCGGCGAGGAATTCAACGCCATTATGGAAAGTGGCGGCAGGCTGGCCAAGTTCCTTGCGGATGGTCTGGGAACCACCATTGGTGGCCTGCGTAACATGGCAAACAACGGCGAGCTGACCACAGATAAGATCGTGCCGCTCCTGACCAATGTCGACCAGTTGCGGAAAGAGTTCGATACGCTGCCAGCTTCAATCAGCGGCTCTGCGCAGAAAGTAGAAAACGCATTCATGGCATGGGTGGGTGGCGCTAACAACGCCGTCGGAGCCTCGTCATCCCTTTCAGGCGTGCTCGATGGCCTGGCAAAGAATATCGACACGGTGGCGAACGCTGCTGGCGTGCTGGTCGGGCTGGGTGTCGCCCGCTATTTCGGCAACATGGTCACTGGTGTTGCCAGCGCCACGGCCTCTGTCATTTCCACTACTGCTGCTGAGGTGGCTCTAGCAGAAGCCCAGTTGCGCGGTACTCAGGTAAGCGTCGCAACAGCCCGGCAGGCCGTATATCGTGCTCAGCAGGCACGTGCAGCAGCCGCTGGCATTGAGGCGCAGATTGCAGCTGAGCGTCAGCTTGCTGTCGCTCAGGCACAGTTGAACACCTCAATTACGGCCCGCTCATCTGCAGCCGGACGACTTACCGAAACAGCCTCTGTAATGTCTCGCATTGGCAGTGGGGTTCTGGGGCTGCTCGGTGGATGGCCTGGCGTGATTATTGCCGCCGGCACGGCCATGTACGGCGTATATCAGCATACGCAGCAGGTACATCAGGAGGCAGTGGCTTTCTCTGACAATCTGGACGCTATTAACAGCAAGCTCAATCAGATGTCAGTCGCCGGATTGCGTTCTACGTCAGCTGATGCGCGCGGTTCGCTGACAGCGCAGAAAAAAGACCTTGCCGATATCGATGAGCAAATCCGGCAAACACGCGACAGCTTGGCAGCCATGCAGAGCATGGAAAAGCAGTATGACGAGCATCCATGGCTGGCTCGAATTAACAACCTCATGACTGTTGAGGAGCTTACCCAGCGGCAGCAAGAAGCAACCGACCAGCTTAACAAGCTGGAATATCAACGTGAGCAGGCTGCTTCAAAGGTCGAAGCAACCCAGAAACTGGTAAACGATGCCAGCGATCTGGCCACTAAAAAGGCCATCGAGCAGGCTGGCGCCGTAGCAATTTTGAAAGGTGCTTATGATCTGCTGAATCGTTCGATGAGTGCTACGGGTGGTGCCACGCCTCCTCAGTATGCTGGTCCGGTTGTATCACTGGCTAAAGCTACACCTCAGCAGGCTACAGCCCTGGAGAAAGCCCGCCGCGATAACGAGCTGGCAAGCCTGTCAGGGTTGCAGAAACTGCATCGGCAGTATGAGTATGAAGCCGACGATTTGAAACTTACTGGCGCACTCTATACGCAGTACGTTTACAACAAGGACCAGGCTGCTAAAAAGGATGCCGAAGCAGCCCAGGCAAAAAAAGATGGCACTGCGGCGACCAATGCACAGAAAAAGGCCGAGCGCGAAGCGGCTTCTGTTGCTGAGCAGTACGCGCGGAAAATGGCCGATCTCAGCGTGGCGGTGGAAGTGCAAAAGGTCCGAGCCACCGAAGGTGAAAAGGCATCTGAGCTTTATGCCGCCTCACATCAGGCCGGGACGAAATGGACTGAGGAGCAGCGCAAGGCTATCAGGGCATCATCAACTGAACTGGAGAAATGGACCCAAAAAGCTGACGAAAATGTGCGAAAACAACGCGAGCAGATTGAAGCACTGAAAGACCTACGCGACGCAGCTCGTAAGTATCAGGACGATGCAACCTTGATCTCATCCACTGCAGGTATGGGAGACCGGAAGCGCGAGCGGTTCAACGAGCAACAGCAGGTGGATCGTGTGTTTGATAAAAGCGACAAGGGCGCTGAGGCCGTGGCGGCCCGAACAGCAGCAATCGACGCTTTGGATAGGAAATATCAGGAAACAGCCGCTGCCGAAGCGAACTGGCTCAATGGGGTTTCACGAGGTTATGAAAACTGGCTTGCAAATACCAGCAACATCGCTGGCACGGTTTCGCAGGGAATTACCTCTACTATGGATAGCGCGCTGGATAACATGTCGGCGATGCTGGTAGGGAGTAAGGCCGACTGGAAGAGCTGGGGTCTTTCTGTTCTTCAGATGATATCGAAAGTCGCGCTGCAAATGGCGATCGTCAATGCCATGGGCAGCAGCAGTTCTTCTTTCGGGAGCATCCTGGGTTCAGTTATCAGTAGCGCTGGTGGCGCTGCAGCTGGCGCTGCCGGCGGCACTACCGGCGCAATGGGGCTATCAACGAGCTTCAGCGCATATGACGAAGGTGGATTCACCGGTTCAGGAGGGAAATTTCAGCCCGCTGGCGTTGTTCACAAAGGGGAGTTTGTCTTTACCAAAGAGGCCACGGAACGTATAGGGGTTGCCAACCTTTACAGCATGATGCGGGGATATGCGAATGGAGGTGTTGTCAATGGGGGTTCAGGGACGCCTGCCTTTTCTTCCGGCGTGAACAGAGCATCAGGTACTGGCGTAGCCTCAATAAGCATTAATGCACCTATCAGTATTGTTCAGGGGGGCGGAACCGGGGAGACAACAACAGCGAACACTACCGACGCAGCGCGCCAGCTGCAGGGGATGATGAACAAAACAATCAATGACTGGGCGAAGCAGCAAGCGAACCCTGGTGGCTTGCTGTATCGGGGAGGATAACTGATGGCTATAGCCGAATTTGGCTGGTGCGTGAGAACTGGCGCTACTGAAGAACTCGATGTAACGACCATGCAGGCTCAGTTTGGCGATGGTTATAAGCAGGTGGCGGCAGCAGGCATCAACAGCGTTCGCGAATCATGGCCCGTATCCTGCAGCGGGAGCAAAGACGAAATGGCCACGGTCAGGGCATTTTTGAAAGCGCACGTGACCTCATCCTGCTGGTGGGTTAATCCGTGGGGCGAGCGGAAATTATACCGTATTAAAGCCGATTCAATTCGTCCGAGCTTTATCAATGGCAATTTTGTGGAGATTGCTTTCACATTTGAGCAGGCTTTCGCGCCGTGACATGTCACGGATTAACAGGGCGCTTTGCGCCCTTTTTTATTGGGTGAAATATGAGTTTTTCTCAGGACGTTCAGGCGCTGGAGCCGGGCGGAGTAGTGCAGCTAATTGAAATTGATGGCACTGCATTCGGCCTGGACACCATATTACGCTTTCATGCCTATAACCTGCCAACGGATGGCTGGGCTTCATTCGCCGCGGATAATCTTCCGTCCATCATCTGGCAAGGCAACGAGTATGAACCGTATCCGTATGAACTCAGCGGGATGGAGATGTCCAGTACTGGTTCTCAGCCGACGCCAAAGCTTTCAGTAGGAAACGTAGGTAACTACGTTACTGCGCTATGCCTTCAGTTCGACGATCTGGTGAAAGCGAAAGTCAGAATACGCACCACGATGACGAAATATCTGGATGCGGCAAACTGGACAGCAGGAAACCCGAACGCTAACCCGCAGGAAGAGCGGGTGCAGCTGTTTTATGTCAACGCGAAGACGGCAGAAACCCGCTCGCAGGTGGATTTTGAACTCTGTTCGCCGTTCGATATTCAGAGCCTGCAGTTACCGTCAAGGCAGATAACGCCGGTCTGCACCTGGTGCATGCGCGGCTGGTATCGAACTGGTACAGGGTGCGACTACAACGGTACAAATTACTTTATCAAAGACGGCACGCCTACAACTGACCCGTCGAAAGACGTGTGCGGTGGCCGTATGGCGGATTGCAAAGCGCGGTTCGGCGAAGACCAGCCCTTGTCATTCGGAGGCTTCCCGGCTGCCAATCTACAGGGGAAATAGCAATGCGCAAAAAAATCATGGCGGCCATTACCCAGCATGTAGCCGCAGAGTACCCGAAAGAGGCCTGTGGACTGGTGGTGCAGATTGGCCGCGCTCAGGAATATGTTCCCTGTACCAACGCGTCAGATAATCCGACAGAGCATTTTTCGATTCCGCCTGAAGAAAAACGCGCAGCGGAAAGTCGGGGGACTATCCTGATGGTTGTTCACTCTCACCCTGATGTTCCCCAGCTTATACCATCCGAAATGGACCGCGTGCAGTGCGATTACTCCGGCGTTGAGTGGGGCATCATGTCATGGCCAGACGGCGATTTCTGCACAATCAGCCCGCGCGGGGATCGTGAACTGGTTGGCCGGCCGTGGGTGCTGGGATATGCCGACTGCTGGACGCTCATCATCGACTACTACCGGCAAGAACACGGCATCACCCTCAATAACTGGTCTGTCGATTACGAGTGGTGGACAGATGGCAAAGAAAGCCGCTACGACGATAACTGGCAGGCTGAAGGATTTGTTGAAGTGCCAGCATCCGAGATGCGCGAAGGGGATATGATCATGATGCAAATTCAAGCGCCAGTCACCAATCACGCAGCCATTTACCTGGGCAACAATCAGATTCTTCACCACAACTCAGGCAATCTTTCTACCCGCGTTCCCTACGGGGACTACTGGCGGAACAGGACCGTGCGAATTGTACGCAGAAAGGAGCTAATGGATGCTTAAAACAATGCGCCTCAAGGGGCTTTTAGGTAAAAAATTCGGGCGCGTTCACCAGTATCACGTCGCCGATTTACGCGAACTCATCCGAGCGATGTGCTCGCAGGTGCCCGGCTTTAAGAAATACGTTTCGAATGCCCACCTGAACGGCGTCCGCTTCGCGTTTTTCAGCGGTAAAGAGAATATCGGCCTGCAGGAGTTTGACATGTCATCTGCTGCAACAGAATTTGAAATGGAGCCGGTTCTGGAAGGTTCGAAGCGCGGTGGCGTCCTGCAGATCGTAATCGGTGCCGTTGCACTCGTTGCCGCCTACTTTACGGCTGGTGCATCGCTCACTGCTATCGGCCTAAGCGCCACGGCGGCAACCGGCGTAACAACCGCTCTAACCGGACTGGGGCTCAGTATGATGCTGGGCGGCGTTGTCCAGATGCTGACCCCTCAGCCTAAATATAACGTCGGAGCATCATCGAGCACGGACAATAAGCCTAACTATGCCTTTGGCGCGCCTGTGAACACGGTAGCAATGGGTTATCCCGTTCCGCTTCTTTACGGCACGCGCGAAATAGGCGGCGCCATCATCAGCGCGGGCAGCTTTACCAGCGATCAGCAGTAGTCATCATCAGGCAGACAGGCCACCTCCGGGTGGCTTTTTTTATGGGTAAAATATGCGACTTCTCAGCGGCGAAACTATTTTTCACGGAAATAAAGGCGGTGGCGGCAGCGCTCACACCCCGACAGAGCAGGCGGACGATCTTCTCTCCATTGCTAAACTGAAAATGCTGCTGGCCATCTCAGAAGGTGAGATTCAGGGCGATCTAACCGCGCAGCAGATTTACCTGAATGATACCCAGCTTGCCAATGATGACGGCACCTATAACTTTACCGGCGTGATCTGGGACTGGCGCAAGGGTACGCAGGACCAGACCTATATTCAGGGCATGCCAGAGGTGGATAACGAGCTGTCTGTGGGCGTGACGGTTACACAGTCAGTGCCCTGGACGCGGCAGTACACCAATCTTTCTCTCGATGCTGTACGCATTAAGCTGAGCCTGCCGGCGCAGTATGCCTATAAGGACAATGGCGACATGGTGGGTACGGTCACGCAATACGCTGTCGACCTTTCCACCGATGGCGGCTCGTGGGTGACAGTTGTCGATGGCAGGTTTGACGGCAAAACCACATCTGAATACCAGCGCGATCATCGTATAGATCTGCCTGACGCGACCTCTGGATGGGCTATCCGGGTACGCCGCATTACTGCCGACTCATCTTCAGCAAAGCTGGTTAACGCCTTCAAGGTTTTCTCTTTCGCCGAAGTCATCGACAGCAAGCTGCGCTATCCAAATACCGCGCTGCTGTATGTTGAGGTGGATGCCAGCCAGTTTAACGGCAGTGCGCCAAAAATCACCTGTAAGCCGAAGGGCAAGCTGGTACGCGTACCAAATACATATGACCCGGTAAGCCGAACTTATGGCAGTAACTGGCAAGGGGAATTTAAGTTCGCTTATACCGATAACCCGGCCTGGGTTTTCTATGACCTGGTTCTGGATAAAATTTACGGCATGGGGAACCGCGTCGACGCTTCGATGATCGACAAGTGGGAACTGTACGCTATCGCGCAGTATTGCGACGAGATGGTTTCTAACGGCGCGGGCGGCACAGAGCCGCGATTTACCTGCAACGTGTTTATTCAGAGCCAGCAGGACGCCTATACCGTCCTTAAGGATATCGCTGCCATATTCCGGGGCATCACGTTCTGGGGCAATAGCCAGATTTTCGTTAATGCTGACGTTCCTCAGACTGACGCCAGCGGCAAAATGGATGTCGATTTCGTCTACCATTCTGCCAACGTCATTGACGGTCTTTTCACGTATGCCGGCGGCAGCTATAAAAACCGCTATTCCTCCTGTCAGGTATCATGGTCAGACCCGGTAAACCACTATTCCGACACGGTTGAGGGTGTTTACGATTCTGACCTGGTGCAGCGCTATGACGTCCGGGAAATGTCGCTGACGGCGATCGGCTGTACCTCGCAGAGTGAGGCGCATAGGCGCGGCCGCTGGGCTCTGCTGTCTAACGCCAAAGACGGAACCATTTCATTCGGTACAGGACTGGACGGTTACTTACCGGTTCCGGCAGAAATTATCGGTGTGGCCGACCCATTCAGGGCAGGCCGGCAGAATGGCGGTCGCATCAGTGCTGTTAACGGGCTGACGATAAAGCTGGACCGCGCTATTGATTACAGTGCTGGCGATCGTCTGGTGGTGAATCTGCCAGACGGGACGGCGCAGACGCGAACGATTGCCAGCGTCAGCAGCGATAAACTGTCGGTGACGGTTAACACTTCATTCAGGCTGGCGCCCGTGGCAGGCGCAGTGTGGGCCATCGACAGCGATAACCTCGCTATTCAGTACTATCGCGTCACTTCAATTGCCAGCAACGATGACGGCACCTTTACCGTTTCTGGCGTTCAGCACGATCCGAACAAATATCGCTACATTGATGACGGTGTACGCATTGAACCCGCGCCCATTACCGTCACGCCGATAAGCGTGCTGAAAGCGCCGACGAATATCGCCGTCTCCGAAGTGAGCTATGTCGAACAGGGACTGTCGGTTTCGATAATGCAGGTGACATGGGACAGAGTTGAGGGCGCAATTAGCTACGTAGCGCAGTGGCGTAAGGATAAAGGAGACTGGGTTAACGTCAGCCAGACCAGCGCGCAGGGATTCAGCATCAGCGGTATTTACACGGGCGTTTATGATGTCCGCGTGCGCGCCGTGAATGCAGCAGAGGTTTCTTCGCCATGGGGGTACGCTGATTCAACTTCCCTGACAGGCAAAGCGGGCAAGCCCGGCACGCCGGTAAACCTCATGGCGACTGACAATGTCGTGTGGGCTATCGACGTTACCTGGTCCTTTCCTGAAGGCTCGGGTGATACTGCTTATACCGAAATTCAGGTTGCCACCACTGCAGATGGTCAGAACCCACAATTTCTGGCATACGTGCCTTATCCTGGTGTTGGCTATCAGCACGGGCCAATGCCTGCAGGAGTTCGTCGCTGGTATCGCGCTCGTCTTGTGGATCGAATTGGCAATACGGGAGACTGGACGGCTTTCACGCCCGGCATGTCGAACGTTAACGCAGATGATCTGATCGGTAGCGTGGTAGAAGAGTTTCTTACTTCGCCTGACGGTAAGCAACTGCTCGAGCCGCTCATCACTGACCCGCAAGCTTTGCTACAGAGCATGCTGTCGGAATACGATTCGGTTAATCAGCAGTGGGCGAATTATGGCGATAACCGCGCCGGAATACTGCAGGCCCAAAAAGTAGCTGCTGACGCCCAAAGTTCGGTGGCGCAGCTTGAAACAAATGTCGTAGCCAGTTTCAAAGCGCAAGGAGAGCAAATCAGCGCCAATGAGGCGGCTATACAGCAGAAGTTTACGGCTTACGCTGATGTATCCAGCCCTTCAGCGATTTACACCCTTAAAACCGGCATTCGATATAACGGGACGAATTACGATGCTGGGCTTTCTGTCGCCGCAACGGTAAACGGCAGTGGCGGGGTAGATACCCGTGTCGCGGTAAATGCCAACCAGTTCGTTGTAATGAGCGGTGTAGGTAACAGCCTTTATTCTCCCTTTGTCATCAAAGACGGGCAGGTGCTTATCAGCCAAGGCTTTATTGGTCAGGGCTGGATTAATAACGCCATGATTGGAGATTACATTCAATCAAATAATTTCGTGGCTGGCTCTGTAGGTTGGCGCCTCGATAAGTCGGGGACATTCGAGCGAAACGCGGCAAATGGTTCAGGAAGAGTTATTGACACAGGGGTTCTCAAGCTGATCTACGACGCTAATGGAACTTTGCGAATCAGAGAAGGGCTCTGGTAAGGAGAAAAAATGCCATGCGGTATGCAGTGCTGGGATGCTACAGGGAAATTAGTTATCGACATTGGAGACTATAACACCAGATATTTGGGGAGAACGTCGATAACGCTCCCGGCGAACGCAAATGTGGTTGCTGGCTCTTTCGGCGGACTCACAACGTCAGGAACATTTGCTTCCGTTGTATTGGCATCGAGTTCGAGTTATTTCCAAAATAATAACTTCGCAACCAGAACTTATGACGGCGGCTATCGCGTCTGGCGATTATCCCGAGACTTAACCGCTGTTACATTAACCTTGGATTTATACGCATTCATATGAGCGGCTATCAGATTTTCAATTCTTCAGGCGCATTAGTAATAGATTCAAACTATAAGGGAAGCTATTACCGTGATAATGTGCAATACGGAGGGATTACTGATGTTGGCTATTACAATATTAGTTGTCAACTAGGTAACTCTACGGATATGGGTTTTGTAAGCGGAGGGGTGCCCGATGACGATAACTTGCGATGGTTTAAGCCAAATAACAATGCGAAATTTTTCGCATCTAACCCAGCATGGATGACGGCTAACGCTGGTTTGATGGCCAGGACGCACAGCGGTATGCCAGTGGAGAGCGGCTACAGAGATGTTTTTAATTCATCGGGTGAGCTTATTTGGTCAGCCGTCATGGCCGCAAAAATTCCTCGAATCATTGGTTTCTTTGAAATTCCGGCGAATTACGATCTCGATAGTACGGTTTACTCTCAGGCAATAGGCAATAACACGTGGATTCTTATGAGTTCTTGCCCAAGCGGAAACATATCTGACGACGGGGCGGCTACTGGTTATTCGGGGCTGTTTTTTAGGTTTGCAAATGGAACTCTTCAGTGTCAGTGGGTAAACCAACTTCAGCAAAGCTGGGCGAACACCTTAAAGCCATATGGTTTGCGCATACCTTATGCAATTCTTCCTAATCTAAGCTAAAGGTGATCGTTACGATCAAATAATTAAATTGCACTTTTCAGGCTAACGGTATTCTATGCGCTTATAACTTTTGAGGTGCTTATGTATAAATTCCTTTTTCCTGTTTTTTTTATGTTTGCTATCTTTAATGCCGATGCAAACATTATCAAATATCCTGTTCGAGCTGAAAATCTTCGCATCGATGGCGAAGTTAATGTGCTTTACGACGTTAACAGAAACGGGATGGTAGAGAACATCCGTCTGATCAGTGCGGAACCGCCTGATGTTTTCGATCGTAGCGTACGCAAGCAAATTTCGTACTGGAAGTTTACATCAGGCAAAGCCAAAAAAAACGAGCAGCTAAAAATCATTTTCAAAGCTAATTAAGCCAACATAAATCAACTAACCCGGCCATTGTGCCGGGTTTTTTTATTGCCCGGAGAGAAGCATGTCAGCAGGCACTATTGCACTAACAAACAACTCCGCCGCGGTCAGCGGCACTGGAACTAGTTTTACGACAGAGCTAAAGGTAGGTGATTTCATCGGTGTAATTGCTGGCGGAACGCCTTATACGTTGATCGTAGCAGCCATCGCTTCTAACACTCAGCTGACCCTTGGCGCCGCGTATGCAGGCCCAACCGCAAGCGGTCTGGCATGGAATGCCGTTCCCGCCAGCCTGTTATATGCCGTTACTCAGCAGATCATGAATGACATGGGGACGGCGTTACGGGGCATAAACTCACAGTTGGTGAACTGGCAGAGGATTTACAGCGATGCGTCTTCGGTTACTGTAGAGCGCCCGGATCGAACCACATTCACGGGTCCGAGCTGGGGATACATGGCCAACCAGTATACAAACAAAATTGACAAATCCCAGAACCTAAGCGATCTGGCAGATAAGTCCATCGCGTGGAAAAACCTAATTGATGGCAGGACTGCTGCAACGGCGCGTTCAGATTTGGGATTAAAAAGCCTGGCATTACAGGACCAAATCGACCGAACCGATTTGAATGCAGAGCTTTCAAACAACCTTTTTGCAGCAGGCTCAAGACCAAACACGCAGGGCGCGGGAGTTTTTTACTTTAATAACACTCCTTTTGCTCTCAACGAACAATACGGAACCTGTATTCAGGTAAATAACAGAACTGACACATCCAACGCAGCGGGTTCAGGCATCTGGCAACATTATCTTGCGCTGTGCACCAGCGGTAACATTCTCTATGTGACTAATATTAACGGCATCTATTCTGCACGTAAGCTTTATTCCACATCCAATACCACGACAAACTCAAGCGGTGCGCTTGTTCCTGCGTCGCCGATAGTGCGCATCGTCAATAACCGAGACACATCGAATCGAAGCGACCTTCTGGGTGTCAACAATGAAGAGTACACCTGGGCTACGGTTCGCGGCTTGTGCAATGAAGAATCGAGGGGTTGCACAGTGTCCCGGACCGATACGGGCACCTACCTGATTAAGGGTGCTATTGGCCTGGCTAAAGACCTCTGGTCTGTGATGGACTGCGGCAATGGTCAGGGCCGCATCATTGCGCTGGCAGAAGCAGAGGAAACTACAGAGGGTGTGGTAGTACGCTGCTACAAGCAAAAATACACCCTTTCTGATGATGGCGACCTTAGCGTTGGTAAGGGAGCGCTCATCGATATTCCGGACGAAACGTGGATTGATGTTCGTTTAGAAATGCCAGCTGATTCAGCGTACAACCTGCGCCAGCAGGAGGTAATGATTCAGATGCAGGCTCAAGATCAGGATGAAGGAAATCCCGACGCATAAAAAAGCCTTGGCGACGGGACAGAGGTATACCGGGCCGATCTGAGCTGGCTAAGGAGTAGGCCTTGTTGAATAAAACTTACCCACTCGCGTCTGGTACAGCCATAAACTCCTCGTCTCCAACCTAAGCTTTACAAAAAAAAACGAAACGAAGCGGCTTGCCAAAAACACACCTCAATATTACTGTATTTATATACAGTTATTTTGTGTGAGGGTCACCATGCCACGCGATTATGAGATCACAGCGGCTTTCAAAGAAGCGATTAAGTTAGACGCTAAAAATCGTCGATTAGTCACTACCGAAGACTTTCGAATAGCGCTCGAAAAGTACAATCACCACTGGCCGCTCGAAGAGTGCAACCGGTGGATTAAGCGCTACCAGTCATTTTTCTTTGAACTGGTCACTGATGGGGGCGCCAACAAAACGTGGGCGCTGCGAAACATGGGCTATGTGATCTGATGGGCTTCCAGTCTCCAGCACAAGATTACATTGAGCGCCGACTCACCGTTAACGATCTCATTGTGCATAATCCCGGCTCAACCCTCTTTATCGGGCGAGAAGAGGGGCTTCTGGTGGTAGATAGGTCTGCACGCATAAGCCGTGGTGATAAAATCGCGCTTATGCATGAGGGTGTGTCTCTTGTAGCCAGAACAGGCGAGAACTGTATCATCACGGATGAAGGGCAGCGCATCGCCGGCGAAGAACTGGAAGGTGTGCTTGTGCTCGGAAAGGTAACGTATGAAGTCATGCGTGTGTGGCATGATGACAGCCCAATGTAAAAAAAATGCCCGCACAGTTGCGGGCATCTTCATTAACGGTTAGAAATGTACAGAGTCACTTCCAGACCGAGGCGCAGATCAACAAATTCTGGCTTCTTCCACATAGTAATTCCCTCCTGAAGCGTTAAACACCACTCAATTATACCTCAAAAAGCCAAAGTAAAATGAGTACAGAAATGAGTACATGATTCACCATGACTCATATTAGGTCATCCTGATAAAACGCAGGAAAACTTGATATTAGCCATGCCTGCAGCCAAAGAAAGGCATAACTTTGCCGTCTCTATTCATAACTCTGTCGGTTCTGGATCTGCAGGCCGGGCACGCTGCCGAGATTTTCCGACAGATTGACGCGCGGGGCCGCCTGCCGCATATCCTCGCCGGTCACCACGCTGACCGCAGCGGGCGTATCGAGTTCAGAGAGGCCGGTTTGCGCCGGCGCGGCGCTGACGACCATGGTCGCGCTGCCGGTATCGTTCGCCGCCAGCAGCGGCAGCGGCAGCATGGCAGGCAGCAGCAGGCTGGCCTGACGCAGTGATGCAATTTTCAT